GATGCACAGTTGAAACTTGAGGGTAAAGATCTTCTTATTCCAATGAACGTAGCAGTTAACCCTACCGCTGATGGATTGAAGAAAGACGGAACTGAAAAAGTTACTAGCAAAGAAATCGTAACTACTCCAATGCGAGAAGTTAAGACTGTCCTTGATCTTAAACAATTTACAACAATCCACAAAGCATCTAAAGGTGAGGGGTCTTACCCAATCTTGAAGAAAGCTACATCTAAGATGGCAAGTGTTGAAGAATTGGAAAAGAACCCAGCTCTTGCTAAACCAGAATTTACAGGAGTAGACTGGAAAGTTAAAACTTACCGTGGTGCAATTCCATTGTCTCAAGAAGCCATTGATGACGCAGATATTGACCTTTTGGCAATTGTTGCAGAAGCAGCAAACCAAATCAAAGTTAACACTACAAACGATGCAATCGCTACTGTATTAAAAGACTTTGAAGCTAAGACTGCTGCTGACTTGGATGCAATCAAGGAAATTTTGAATGTGAACCTTGACCCGGCTTATAACGTGTCATTTGTTGTTTCTCAAACGTTCTACCAAAAACTTGACACTTTGAAAGACAAGAACGGTCGTTACTTGCTTCAAGATTCTATCGTTTCTGCATCTGGAAAAGCGTTCCTCGGACATCCAGTATTTGTAGTCTCTGACGCAACCTTTGGGGCAACTGGTGAAGCTAAAGCCTTTATTGGTGATGTACAACGTGCTGTACTCTTTGCAGATCGTCAAGAGCTTGGATTGCGCTGGACTGACAACGAAATCTACGGTCAATACTTGCAAGCAGTAGTACGCTTTGACGTTAAGAAAGCTGATGCGAAAGCTGGTTACTTCGTAACTATGCCCTAATACTCCCCCAATCAGTGGGGGTGTCTCACCACTAGCAGTACCAACCGCAAGTAGCACCAAAGCCGACATCATGGCTTATCTCGATAGCAAAGGCATCTCTTATAGTGCATCTCAAACGAAAGAGCAATTACTGGCCTTGATCGGAGGTTAGAAAGATGAGTGTTTCGACCGAATTATTAGAGAGCGTTAAGCTCTACTGCAAGATTGATTATGACTTCGAAGATAAACTAATCGAAGAAATGATTGAATCAGCACAAGATGAAATCTCCTTTGCTATTGGAAATGATGTAACTCCTAAAGAATTAGCGAATTACGCTAAGTTTACGCTTGCAGTTAAAAAGCAAGTAAAAGAAGAATACGAACATCGTGGCTTATCTGCTGACACACAACGTCATGGATTAGCAAATGGTGTTTTAAATATTATCCATCAATTAAGAACACGGAGGGAACTCGATGATAACAAGAAAGATGAATCACAGAGTAACATTCTTCCGTGAAATCGGAGGTCAGAACGAAGATGGAGAGGTTATCTCTCCGATTCGTGAAAACCTCTATACTTGCTGGGCTGAGGTTGCTAAAACTTCCTTAAAGGACTTCCAAGAGGGGGCGAACCAAACTGCCAACAAGAAAGCAAAAGGAATTGTTTCTTCGAGTGAATTAAAAACCTTGTATGTTAGACATCATCCAAGATGCCCATTTGATAGCTCAGACCATGTTGGATTTAATGGTTTTGACTACGATATCGTGTCTATCGATGTGGATGAATCATCATTTGACATGGACAAGATCAGCATTAAGAGGCGCACATGACGAAGGGTCTGGATCAGATTTTATCGCGACTTACTGAATTACAAGTAAAAGCTCCGAAGGCTGCACGAGCAGCAGTAGGAGAAGGAGCGGATGAAGTCGAGAAGATTTTGAAAGTAAATACACCAGTTTACTTCGTACTTGATGGTGTCCATGCCAAAGATGATACGAAAGTCACAGGTTTTAAAGGTGGTGACCACGGTTTGATATTAAAAGATATCGGATATGGTCGCGCTACTGGATGGCGGATACACTTTCCAGACGATGGTACGAAATACCAAAGAGGGCAAGGATTCGAAGAAAAAACAATTAACGAAGCAACACCAATTGTTAAGGAAATATACGCAAGCAAAGTAAAGGAGGGATTGGGATTGTGACAGTAGAAACAATAGTTTATAAGTTATTAAGTGATAACGAAGAACTGAATACATTATTCGACAAGCTACGAGGAAAGAAATTCGGCCTTGGATTTAAACAAGGCATCTTTACCTACGACATTCCAGAGCGCCCGACTAATGCGCTAAGCAAAGATTTAGCGCCCTTTATGCGTATCTATCCAACATATGAGAATGATGTTGAGTTTGCAGATGATAAAGCCATCTCGACTGAACACAGGATCACAATCAACTATTGGTGCGTGAATGCCAAGCAGTCTGAGCAGATTGCTGAATTGATGGATAAGATTTTAGAAAGTAATGGTTTTGACCGTTACACAACGAACGAACTGCCAAGATACAGAGATAACGATATTGACTTACTAGTAAATGTAAGGAAGTATCGTTTTTTTGATTGGCAATTGGAAAAATTAAGAAACGAGGATTAATGAATGTCTAAAGTTAAATTTGGATTGCGTGGATTTGAATTTGGTGAAGTTAACGCTGAAAATAAAGTCCCAACAACTATGAAATTGCCTGGTATGAAATCTGCTAAGATTGATATCACGAACGAACTTGTAACAATCGCTGCTGATGATGGCCCATACGTAGTATTGTCATCTGGTATCACAGGTACACAGTTGGATATTTCTGTACTTGACCTTTCGACAGAAGCACGTAAAGTATTGTACGGAATCGAAGTAAAAGACGGTATGGAAGTATACAATAAGAACCTCACACCTAAAGATGTGGCTTGCTGCTTCCGTACATCTACAGAAAATGGAAAAGCTATCTGGATTGGTCTCCTTAAAGGTAAATTCTCTCTTCCAGGCATGGAAACAGAAACTAAAGATGGAACTCCAGCACCAAAAGAAGATACAGTTACAGGTAACTTTGTGGCCCGTGGTGATAACGAAAACGGTGACGTTATGATTATCGCCCGCGAAGATAACCCACAATTCAATCTTGAAAAATTCCGTGAGGCTGTCTTCCCAAAGTCGTAAGCGCCTCGCCAGCAGCAGCGGTGGTAGGCGCAGGATAATAACTTTCTAAGCATGGATTTTATTTCCATGCTTTTTATTTTTATTTTATAACCAAAAAGGAGTAGGAAATGTACACAATCAAGCTAAAAATTGGTGGAATCGATAAAGAATTTACCAAAGAATACATCAATGTAGAGGATAATCTCCTCGCAACTGAGCAAAACGTGCGCCAATCAGCACTTATCCAAGATGCAAAGAAAGCAAACGACCCTAAAGAGAATCGCAAGTTAAACGAAGCATATCTCAAAATGTTTGTGGATATGTTTGGTGGTCAATTTAAAGTTGAAGATCTGAAGCAAGCAGATATTGGAATTTTGAAAACACTCGAAAAAATCTATCTCGCAGCGCTTGGAATTAAAGAAGAAGTGATCGAAGAACTTGAGGGTGACGAAGAAAAAAAGGGATAAGCCCAGAAGAAGCGCGTGACAATCTCTTGATCTGGTTTCAGGAGTTGATGCAACAGGGATATACAATCCTTGAAATTAAGCAGATGCGACTATCTGACTTTGATTTAATGGTTAAGGCCTTTGAAACGAAGAAAGAGGAATCGGAGAAAGAAACCACGCTTGATAAAGCATTTCCGCTTTTATTTGGTTAACGGAAAGGAGGATAAATGGCTAGTAATTTAGGTGAATTAGTAGCAACGGCATCGCTGGATATCCAACCGTTTATAGGCAACACCAAACAGTTAAGCTCATATATGCGCGGTCTGGATCGCTCTTTATCAGCGATGGAGAAATCCTTTAAGAATGTTGGTAAAGGCGGTAAGAACCTAGCAGGAATGAAAACTGTTTTGGGTGAGACTGCGAACAGCATCAAAGCCTATGAGGGTATTTTAAAGCAACAATCAGAACACTATAACAATCTAAAATCCAAGATTGGTGATTTGAGTAGTGCGAGTGCGAAGAACAAAGAAGATTTGTTAGGAGCACGTAATGCGATGTTGCAGACGGCTACCACCTTATCAGACTTGAGGGGGCGATATGCTGACCTCACAAGAGAAATTAATATCCAGTCTAGCAAGTGGACGCAAGTTGGTAATGGCTTACATTCGTTTGGTGAGAAGATGCAAAACATCGGATCGAAAATGCAAAGTGTTGGATCAACACTTACAAAAGGGTTGACTGTACCACTCTTAGCTGGCGCTGGTGTGGCAGTCAAATCAGCGATTGATTATGAAACTGCGTTCGCTGGAGTTAGAAAAACAGTCGATGCTACCGAGGGCGAATATAAGAAGATGTCACTTGCAATTCGTGAAGCATCTAAAACAATGCCAGCGAGTGCAGCAGATATCGCAAGAGTAGCAGAAGCAGCGGGACAATTAGGTATCAAAAAAGAAAACATTGTTGAGTTTTCGAAAACCATGATTGATCTTGGTGAATCTACAAACTTGACTGCTGATGAAGCTGCGACATCTATGGCACGGTTTGCGAACATCGTACAGATGCCGCAGTCGGAATTTAGACGACTAGGTTCGACCATTGTTGATTTAGGGAACAACTTCGCGACGACCGAAAAAGAAATTGTCGAAATGTCTCTTCGTCTCGCTGGTACAGGGCATCTAGTAGGATTGACTGAACCACAGATTTTAGCAGTGGCTACTGCTATGAGTTCCGTGGGTATTAACGCTGAGGCTGGTGGTAGCTCATTCTCTCGTGTTATGCAAAAAATCAACACACAAGTTCTGTCTGGCGGTAAGAAGCTAGAATTGTTTGCAAAAGTCGCTGGAATGAGCGCCCAAAACTTTGCTCACGAATGGAAAACAGAACCACAAATAGCTTTGTTAGCATTTTTGGACGGATTGAAAAAAGTTAAAGAATCTGGTGGGGACGTGACTAACACTTTGAAAGAGTTGGGTATTAAATCAACTCAAGAAGTGGATACCATGCAACGTATGGCGGGGGCTGGAGACTTGTTATTACGAGCTCTAAAAACCGCAAATGGAGCTTGGAAAGAAAACATCGCACTTACGAACGAAGCTAAGAAACGTTACGAAACCACAGAATCACAACTTAAAATATTTAAGAATAAACTCACTGACATCGCTATTGAATTCGGCGGGCCACTCTTAAAAGCGTTAAACAGTGGTTTGGATGCTGCGAAACCGTGGCTACAAACACTATCAGACATGGCTAAGAAATTTAGTGAAATGTCCACTGAGCAACAGCAAAGCATCATCAAGTGGGTTGGTCTTGCGGCTGCAATCGGGCCAGCTCTCAAACTATTGGGTGGCGGAGCAAGTGTTATCGGTGGTTTTGCTAAAGGCATTGGAACAATTGCTAAAGGTATTGGTAAATTTAGCGGTATGCTAAAAACTATTTCTAGCGGTGGCGGATTTATCAATGGTCTGAAACAGATGGCTACTGGTATGACCGCTACTGGTACGGCTGCTGAGGGCGCAGCGGTAAGTACAGGAATTTGGGGCAAAGCAATCGGATTATTAGGTAATCCATTGACTTGGGGTGTCCTCGCTGGTGGTGCTGCACTAATAGGCATCGGGATCATTGCGAAAGAAATGGCGGATGCCAACGAACGAACCCAAACATGGGGCACGAGTGTAAGCAAGCTCCAAGACCAAGAGTTGTCACGTCTGAAATCCAAAGTTGATGAAGTGCATCAAGCCACAATCGGATTTGGTCAAGGTGGCGCACAAGCAGTTGAGAATGTGCGTAAGAGCGTGCAGGGACTTGCTGATGATATCCAAAAAGCGATTGACAAAGACCTTGAAAAAACTTTAAAAGGTCTTGAAAAAGTCGGTGCAGATGAAGTAATCCAGAAGCGAGCTGTAGCACAAGCAGAACAGCAAAAGAAAAATGTAAAATCCATGACAGATGAGATTATACAGATTTATCAAAATGCTTCGGATCAAAAACGCAAAATCACTCGAGAAGAACAAGCGATCATTTATGACTACGAAAATCAATTTATTGATAAGCAATTGTCGTTGCAGAAATATTCTGCCGATGAACGGACTGCGATCATGAAAGCCATGAATGGCCAGATTAACGATCTAAATGAAACGCAGTTACGTAAAGGATCTGGAGTAGTTGCTAAATGGATCGAGAATGAAAAGAAACTCTACGATGAACAAGTTACTGCTCTAAAAGATGCTCACGCTAAGGGAATTTATAGCCAAGCCGAATACACCAAGGAAATGGAAAAGATAAACTCCCAACACAAGGCTAAAATGGAAGCGTTTGGTCGTGAGTACGCTGCGCTTCAAAAGCGAATCAGCGAGAGTACTGCTCTTAAATTAAGTGATGATAACCAACGTAAGTATTATTTTGAAGGTTTGAGAAAGACTTTTGCTGACCTTGGACTTGACTATGACAAGCTGATGGCTAAAGCAGATCAGTTTGCCAACATCGTGGGTCGTTCGTCTGGTATGGTTGCTAAGAGTATGCAGAATATGTCACAGGAAACCAAAGATGCCAACAACATCTGGAATGGATTGGTATTTGATCCTAAGACTGGACAAGTCAAGACCAATGCACAAGAAGAAGTAACTAAAGCTCTTCAAGCTGAAAACGGCTGGGAGAATATGCAGTTTATCCTCAAACACGCAAACCTTGAAACCAACGCTAAGATGACAATCGGTCAAGCACTAGTTGAAGTTGGTAAATGGGATAGTTTAACCCCTCAAGAAAAAGAACTTGTGGTTAGTAATAACAAAGGTATGCAAGCCGTCCTTGAAAGCAAAACATTGCTTGAGCAATACAATGCTATGCCAGCAGCGGTCAAAGAACTCTTGATGAAGAATACTGACTTTCTTTCATCGGGCGAGCGTGCTACTGCGATCATTGAACGCTGGAATACACTCACGCCAGAACAAAAAGAGTTGATCTTAAAGGATGCTGCAAGCGATAAAGCTGAACGTGTCAGACTTGCAGTTGATTCTCTGACTGGTATGGCTCACGTAGTAAATTTAGATGCAGAAGACAAGACCAAGAGCGCTATCGCTAGTGCTATGTCTAGTATCTTAACACTACCGACAGATCACAAGACGGACTTGATCGCAACTCCAGACGGGGTGACGCTTGGAACTAACCAAGCTATGGGCGCTTTAGGGCTATACAACGGATTCGCTGTACCAACCAAACAATTTACTGTTGATCCAAGTAATGCTACAAATGGCGCACAACAAGCGATTAACAAACAGCAAGAGTGGAATAACACTCCAAGTCCAGTCAAACCGCAATTAGGTGATCCGACTGGTGCGATAACTGCTGCAAGACAAGCGATTGATAATCAAAATGCTTGGAATGCTACACCATCGCCAGTAAAAATCATAAACGCGGATGCGTCTGGTGCTCAACTTGGTGCAGCGGTTGCTAGAGGTGCGATCATGTCCATCCCGACATCTTGGACGACAGTTATCACGACTATCGAAAGATCAGTGAAAGGACATGCTAAAGGTACGAACTACCATGAGGGCGGACTTGCAATGGTCAATGACCAAAGCGGTACGCTTTATAAGGAAATGGTAACACTACCAAACGGATCATCATTTATCCCAGAGGGTCGTAATGTTATCCTTGATCTTCCAAGGGGTTCGAAAGTCATGCGCGCTGGTATGACCAAAAATTTCATGCGTCAATTAGGAATACCGAACTTTGCAGACGGTGTAGGTTGGAAACGTTCGGAAGTGGCGAACGTTACACAAAGAATTAAGAATGTGAATGAATGGAAACGTGAGAACGAACAGCGTGATCTTGTACCGTTTATCCAAGAGTTGATCGACCAAGTTAAACGCGGTAATAATCGTGATGAACGACCAAACCAAAACTACACATTGAATGTGCATGGAAATAGCAATGGCCAAGATTTGACGCCAGAATTTATGAAGCGTTTAATGCGTGAACTAGCATACTATACTAATCAAGAGGGGAGGGGGTTAGCTTGACAACATTTACTTTTAATGGAAAGAAAAATACTGAATTCGGTCTACGAGTAGCGGAGGGCAAGAAAATTACTACCTCCAGTCTTGATATAGAGCGTGTGGCAGTTGCTGGTCGTGATGGTGAGTTACTGATAAGTAACAATCGTCTTAATTCTGCTGAACTAAGTTTTCCAGTTAATTTTGTAAAAGAAAAAGGCTTGATCGCTACGGAAGTTTATAAAATTTCTGAATGGTTAAATGTAGCAGGTTATAAAGATTTAACCATCTCTTATGATCCAGATTTTATCTATCGTGCTGCCTATCTTGAGACGTTTAGTATCGAAGAAACCATGCGACAATTTGGTAAAACGACAATTAATTTTGTTTGCTACCCAGTCAAATTTTATAAACAGGGCCGTGCTACTCAAACCTTACAGAATGGTGCGACAGTCAACGGTATTGGGAATGTCAATGCTAAACCTATCATCACTTTAGTCGGGTCTGGTGATTGTACGCTCACTATCAATGGTCGCAAGACTAAATTGCGAGGTGTGCAAGGCAAAATCACTCTTGATATGCAAGCTAACCAGGTATTCAAAGATAATCTGCCAGCATGGGATAAGGTCGTACGGTCTCCACAATTCCAAATGCCGTATCTTGACTATGGACGGAATTTGATTAGTTGGGACGGTAATTTTAGTGTGTACATGATCCCGAATTGGGGGGTTAAGCTATGAGGCCTATACTATTTAATAAAAATGAGCAGTCATTTGATACGTATGGCCTTGGTGAACTTAACGTTACCAAGGGGACTGTAACCCGTGAACGCAACGGAAATTATACGCTATATTCAGAAATTCCCGCGAACGATCCAATGGTTGCAACCCTTGAGAAAGAAATGAAGCTCAAGGCTGACGCTGGACTGCGAACTAAAAACCAAACCTTTGAAATCTCACGGATCGTCAAAGATAGCAGTAACATCGTTAAAATCCATGGTCAGCATATCAGCCACAAGCTAGAATACATGGCAGTTGCGAATGGCAGACCTTTTAGCGGGCCTGCTTCCGCTGCGCTTTCCATCTGGCGAAATACGACTATCGGTGATTTACGTTTTGATGTTTGGAGTGATATCCAAACTACTGGCAAAGGCGTGTTTGACATCTCCAAAATGGAGAGTGCACGACAAGCCCTTGGTGGTGTCGAGGGGTCTATCCTTGATATCTATGGCGGTGAGTACGAATTTGACAATATGACCGTGCGACTACATAAGCAGTTAGGTCGTACTGCACCAACCGTATTAGAGTATGGCAGAAATATCTTATCTGCTGAATCAGATGAAACGATTGAAAGCTCATATACTAGCGTGCTGCCGTTTGCGACTTATACACCAGACAAGCCAGAGGGTGACACTAGCGATAGTCAACCAGATCCAGTTACCGTAACGCTCCCAGAGAATTATGTAGATAGCAAGTATAAGGCTCTCTACGCACATCGCAGAATTAAAGTCGTAGATTTCTCAAGTGAATTTAAATCTGATAGCAAGAGTAAGGATATCCCAACACCCGATAAATTGCGTAAAATCGCTAATGATTATATGGAGCGCAATGAAATTGGTAAGCCTAAGATCAACATTAAGATCGAGTATGCTGATTTAGCTAAAACTCTTGATTATGCAGATAATGGCTGGATCGAAGAGTTGGAATTATGCGACATTGTACCTATCTACTACCCACAGATTGGGCTTACGGACGAAACCGCGAAAGTAACGACTGTTACTTACGATTTTGTCAATGAGCGAAACGAGAGCGTCGAGTTTGGGGATATTGGTACGAATGTTCGTGCTACGATGCAGAGCGGTTTAGCAGGCAAGGTTGATGATATCGCTAAGGCTCAACAAGATTTTGAGAATAGTTTGCCAGATTATCTTTTGAATGCTCAAGGGAATAAAGTCTGGTACAATCGCCCGGATAATAACGAGCATAAGGTTGGCGATATCTGGTTTGAGAAGAACGGCATCTATGATCGTATGTACGTCTGGAACGGCTCGCAGTGGGAGAAGCGTATTGATACGGAAGATGTCGATAAGATCAAGAAAGAGGTTGATAAACAGCTTGAACAAGCCAAGCAGTCAACTGCTATCGAGATTGAGAAGGCAAACGCAAAAGCACAGGAAGCGCTTATTAAAGCTGGTACAATCCCAGACACGGCTACGTTATCTGATCAGATTAAAACACTGATTTTAAACAGTCCAGATCTGTCGCGTAAGGTAACAGAGACGTTTAACAATGCGGATAATGGTGACACGATATATAGTAAGATTGTGTCCAAAGTTTCTAAAGGTTTTGCAAGTAAAACCGATTTCGAAAACATTGACCGTGTGCAAAATGGCATGGGTAGAGATTTAATTGGCCTGTCTAAAAAAATTGAAACGCAAACCGTAGAATTTAACAAACTCACAGAGTCAAACAAACTCTATGAACGTATCATCGGTACGTCTGAAACGGACGCCCCGGACAAGCTATCACGCTTGGTGATGTCAAGTGAAATATTTCAAACCGAAGTCGGGAAGTATGTTACCGATGACAATAATTTGATTGTCAATTCCATGACGATGGACAAAAATACGCTTGTCAATGCCTCAAGAAATGGTGTGGAAATTTTTGTTAGAGATGGTGTATTTACTATCAAAGCACA